ATACAATGATTTTTTACTTTTAATTTTATGTAATTTTTCTAAATCATTAAATGTTTTTTCATTAAAAGGTATTTCGTAGACATTACTTAAACCTTGTTTTATAATTTGAATATTATTATAAATATCATCTAAATTTACTGGGTTAAATGTTTGTTCTAAAATTAGTTGAATAATTGATAATTCATTAATTTGTTTATTTAAAAGACCAATTTGTCCATTAAATAAATTTACTAATTTTTCGGTTGATTTGTCATTAATATTCTTCATTTTTAAAACTGCAAACAATCTTTTTAATGATTTATAATATTTTCCGTGTTGTGCGTAATCTTTTATATCATTTGAAATAGATTTAATAATATTATCTCTATCAACATCCTCGGGTAAATAATTTTTTTGACCACCAACATCTAAATAATAATTTTCACTATATTCTGTAAAAACGCCATTAATTAAAACAATCATATCCATTTTTAGGGTAGATTTCTGCATGATACAATCTTTTAATAATATTTTGTCACCATTTTGTAAAATTTTATATCCTTTTTTCATGTCTTCCCGCTTCCATCGTAATGGTTCACCGTCTGAGTTCAATCCACATTTAAAGTCAGTTATATAAATATTTTTATTTTTGTGTGCCTCAATAAATTTCTTTTTAAATATTGTAGAAATTTTATCAACTGTAATTTTCTTACCTTTCTTTTCATTAACAAACTCCATAAGATCATAATCAGATGCATATAATATAGCTCTTAGTGCGGATGAACCAATTAAAAGCATATGTCCTTGAATTGTCAATAAATCAAATATACTTGCAGTTTTATCATTATATTGAATGTTTTTTTTTTCTGTCAAATAATTCATTATATAATTATATGATATATAAATATATTTATAATAATTTATAATTGATACTTCATTTTACTATTAATATAATTTGTATTTAAACCATGTGCCAGTAATAAAGGATCCATTTGAGATTTAGGGGCTCTTTGAATACCCGCCCCACGAGCTTCTTGTATTATATTTGTTTTATTTATAGATGATGTTCCTTTTTGATATTGTGTTATTAAATTTAATTCTATTAATAAATCATCCATTACAGATTTAATTCCATTAACAAATATTTTTATTGTATCAACTCCAGCGACACGAAATACACGGCCATCTACTAAATCTTGGTATACAGTTCCATCTCCAAAAATATTACTAAAATTCATATATGCATTGTCAATCGCTCTTTGTAAAAAATTAAAATCTGATGGACTAATATATTTAATTTCATAATCTTTTATTTTTCTTATAAAAGATATTAAATTATTTCTATATTTTGTTAATTCTGATAATAATAATTTCTTATTATTATCTAATTGTATTATAAATGGTGTCTTTGCTTGTTGTCTACCTTGAATGGATACAAATTGATTATTTGGTAAATTATGTATTCTTCTAATTTCTGCATCATTCTCATATACTTGTCCAATAATTGTATCAATTTTTTCAAGTTCATTTGTCAACATTTCTATCTCATCTTTTATTTTACCAGTTGATTTTGTTTTAATTTGTGTTTTTTTATAGGCAGATTGTTCTCCTTCTTTTGAACTGTCATTAAAAATAGGATTATTCTTATATGCATTAAACGTGTATTTTGCTAGCATTATTATTGTATATTATATTTATAATATATAATAATTTAAATAATAAACAATATCTTATTATTTTTTTTTTAAACTTCTAATATGTGCCATCCACTCGCGGGCAGCAGCACTCCCTTTTACAAGTTTATTACCTGTTGATTTTCGGCGTCTTGCTCCTCCTTTAATTTCATCAACCACTTTTTGTGTTAAAGCTCCTATTATAGGTTTTGCCACGGGTTTAATAAAATTTGCGATATCGTGTGAGATTGTTTTTGTTTCTTTATATTCACCTTTATGTATTTTACCTCCTAAAATATGTGCAGGTATCCCTCTCACTAAACTACCAGTTGAGAGAGACGCGGGTTCATATACTGAAGAATATCCCAACACGTATTTTCGTGGTCTTGCTCCTCCTTGTAAATTATTTACAATTGACGGGTCTCCTTCGTGTTTTAAATATTTGTTGTTAATATTTTTTAATTTATTTATAATTGACATTTGATAATCCATATTATATATATTAGTTATATATAATATTTTATATAATTATTATATTGTCATTATTTAAATTGTTTAAATGTTTTTGACTTTTATTGTGGTGTGATATATTGTCTATTCTATAACACATTTTACAAAAGGGACAAGGTTTTTTGAGTTGTTTCCATTCTTGAGATAATCTACTTGGTAAATTAATATTTAAATTAGGTTTATATAGTTCTATATACTTTCTTTCTATCTTCAAACAATCAAATTTATTATCTGTTTCAAATTCTTCTAAAACAATAAATTCCCAACATTCAAAGTTTCCATTGTCTCTAATAGTATTATATAATTTATTATCAATAATAGTAGATAAATATTGATGTTGAGATTTTCTTTTAATTTTATCTTTTGTTGAACCAATATAACAATCTCTTATTTTTAAATTTTTACATTTAATTAAGTAAATATAATATTTTGTCATTATAATATATATATATATTATAAAAAATTTATATTAATTAAATCTATATTATTTTTAAATATATTTGTATAATTTAGAACTACTTTTTTTTCTACGAACAGCCCCCGCCGACATACCTTCTCCCATCATTGCTCCAGCGGACATACCTTCTCCAACATAGGACTCCGTATCAATCATTCCACCACGTTTCATTTTATGTGGATTAGAATTATAGAACATATGTTTTAAATGAGACATACCACGATTGTGTAATTTACCTCCAACAAGTCTTTCATATTGTGCAGAAGTAAAATCGCTTTGTGGTTTCTCTGATCGGGCTTTTAAAACAGCTTCTTTTGTTAATAACCCAGTAAAAGTTGAACTTACGCCATTTTGAGTGACCATAATACCACTATTAACACAACAGATAACTATTTCGGGATTAGGGATTGAAAAGCCATATTGATTTGTTACATTTACAGTAGCTTGAAAATTATATTGACCTAAAGAACTTGCAGAAAGCCATTCAGGTAAACTAAAATTCATAGAGGGGGATAATACTAATAATGATCCAATAGATGCTTTTATCAATGACTGTCCACCATTACCACCACCAGCTTGAACGGGTAGTTGTGGATTTGCTACAAAGTTACCACCAACAAAAGGTGGTACTAAACTGTTAAAAATACCAGAAAACTCCTCCCATGTTTGTTGTGAACCATTCTTTTGTGACAGTCTCCACAAATCAGTAGCAGTACAAGAACTTAATAATCCACTTGAGTTATTAAAGTTGATACTTAATGAATTTACAGTTAAGAAAGATGATGTATTACCAATCCCTTGATTTTGCATAGGTAATCTAATAGCCATAAGAATAAGATCGGGTATTTGGTTTAATTGAATATTATTTGTAGTGTAAGAAGCAGATGCACCTGATAATAATGCTCCATTTGTAGTAGGATTACTCAAAAAGCGTGGAAAATCTAAGTAAGGCACAATATTTTTCGACTCTTTTATGTCAGTCGGTTGAAGAGTTAAAAAATTCAATAATATTGATGCATTAGTAAAACCAACAGAAGGAACTGACCCATATGTAGTAGCTCCACCGCCAGCATATAGGGGAACATTACCAACATCAGAACCAAGTTGTATTGCTCTAATAAAAGGGTTAATACCTCCAACATTTGCAGGGACAACGGCAACACCAGCTTTTTGGAATGTTTGTCCCGTAGAAAATACTCTTTTGCAGCTCTGATCTATTTGGAAAACAAATGACAAATTATTTATACCCATCAAGCCTTGTTGATTAAACTCACACATATTTGTTGTAAATGGTGATAATGCCAGCAGGGGTTCTTGAATATTAACAACCAGAACAATCTTCCAACTTTCAGCAACACCCGTACTTAAAACACTATTATCAATAGGAAGTGCCGCCGCTCCCAAATAATGATATACGTTTAATTTCTGATAAGGAAAAGAACCGCGGGGTTGAATATCTTCATCACACGAACCACCAAGCCCAGAACTAAGTGGTGATGATGGAACAATAAGCCCTTGATTATTAGCGATCGGACATGCATCAGTATAAGCTCCAAATAAGTTATCAGGAAGAGTAGGTGTAGTAGAATTATATTTATATAGATGTCTATTATCATTTAATCTTGTAATCATAGGTAAAATATCTTGTAAATTAGATGATACAGTAGTGTTATTAATTGTGGCGGAAGTTGTAGTAAATAAAGAATTTAATGGAAACATCTGAAGACTGTCAGAATATCCATAATTGAATACAGGATAACCAACGGGAATAATAGGATAGGCTCCACCACTATTTATGGTAAATTGTAAAGTAAGTTGTGTTGCGATTTGAATATTTTTATCAATAACTATCGACTCGGATGGTATTTGACAATTAAATGTAATTGTTGAATTACTTGAACTAACGGCGGGGAATTGTTGAAAAGTAGATTGGGCGGGACCCGCTTGTACACCAAATATTTCTTCACTTGTGATGTCATTGATAATACCATCTTTTATTAGAACAGTTTTAAAATCCATAATATATATAATTACTATATATTATTTTTTATATAAATTTAATTTAAAACTATATCTATATTTAATAATTTGAAGTTTTATCTGTTATATATTTTTTTTTTTCAAATAATATTTTTATAGTACAAGTACTCCCACTTGCGAGAAAAAATGGTTGTAGTGTTGCGAACCTACTTCTCCACCATACTTGAATATCTATAGAATTAACGGGTGAGTTACCAACCATTTGTATTCTCCTATACTCTGCACTTGGTGCGTAATAAATTGAAGGTTTATACTCAGCATTATCTGCCACAAAATCTGTCATAATATTTGCTATATTTGAGTTATTACCATTATTTTGTAAAACTGATCCATCAACAAAAATTAAAGGTTTAGAAATTTGTTCACTAATAATTGGTAACATACTTGTAGTAAAAACGATCGCCGTAATAGGACAAGTATTGACAATTGTTGAATATTCTTGATAAACTTCACAACCAGTATAAAGAGTGGTATCAGATGGAAATGGGGCATTATTAACGCCGTTAAAACTATCGACCACAATTTCAAAACTTTTATTATTTAATTGATTATAACCATAAAAAAGTGCATTAAAAGAACTAAATAACTGATATAAAGACGGATTAAAGAAAATCTTAATTTTATTAACTGATTGTGTTAAATATCCAGCGACATCTGCCGTAATAATTGCCACATTTGAATTGGTGTCAAAAGTCATTGTTGGTTGATATGCACTCGGTAATACACCACCCGCCCCTATTACTAAAGCACTTAAGTTATCATATGCTTGTATAAAAGAATTGTTTAATAAATTAATAAAATATTGATATGAATATGAAAAATAATAGGCACTGCTTAAATCTTGTAATCCCGTGATGGTTGAATTTGGCGGAATGGGTAATGGGGCACTTTTATCTTGCGGTATCCATTCTAAATATGAAACACCATCATAAATAACACCATTATAAGAATATGACAAAATAATTTCATAAACTGATAAATTAACGTCTCCTTGGTTTCTTTGAATTTCACAAACAAATGAAGGAAGAGATTGAGTGTCAATTGTAAAACGTAAAACAGAACACCAGTATAGTTCGGGATTTTGGACAAATGGAGTGTTTCTTGTTTCTTGAAAATTACACAACGGCGGTGGAGCTGTGACTGAACCTAAATTAGTGATTGTTATATCATAATATGATTTATCAGGCATACTATCAGGATTTTTAGAAATTGTTTTTAATAAATATGACATTATAATATAATCATATATATTTATTTATATAAAACATTATATTAAATAATAATTATAAATAATGTTTAATAAAAAAAAAAATAGTAAAAATGAAATAATATGAACTCAGTGTGTTTTAAGGAAATACATGGGTTATAGAATTATAAGGATTTCATTGAAATCAACTGAGTTCATATTATTTCATTTTTACTATTTTTTTTTATT